AAATAGGAAATATGTACCTTTATTTGAAAGCGGAAGTAGGTACTTTGTAATTACTGCGGGAAGGGGTTCGGGTAAATCATTTGCCTTAAACTCCTTTCTTTTGCTTCTAACGTACGAAGTAGGACACGTAATACTATTTACTCGTTATACCTTAGTTTCGGCTCACGTGTCAATTATACCCGAGTTTGTGGAAAAGATTGAGATGGCTGGATTAGAAGCCGACTTCTACATTACCAAAGACGAGATTATTAACACTCGTACAAATTCAAAGATTTTATTTAAGGGAATTAAGACATCTAGCGGAACGCAAACCGCAAACTTGAAGTCTTTATCGGGTGTTACTACGTTCGTTCTTGACGAGGCAGAAGAATTAGTAGACGAGGACGTATTCGACAAGATAGACTTCTCGATTCGTAATAGTTATAGACAAAACAGGGTTATTTTAATTTTAAACCCAACCACAAAAGAGCATTTTATCTATAATCGATTCTTCGAAGAGAAAGGAGTACAAGAGGGGACTTCACTTACTAAAGGAGATACGACATACATACATACTACCTACAAGGATAATATAGATTATCTAAGCGAATCGTTTCTTAATCAAATTGAACTATTAGAGAAGACTAATAAACGCAAGTACGAGCATACGATTTTAGGAGGATGGTTAGACAAAGCCGAAGGGGTAGTATTTACTAATTGGAGATTCGGAGACTTTAACCCCGACAATTTACAAACCTCTTTTGGTCAAGACTTTGGATTCTCGATAGACCCGACTACGCTAGTAGAGGTAGCCATAGATAAAAACAAAAAGTGCATCTATATCAAGGAGCATTTGTATAAACCTAAGCTAACTACAAGCGAGATAGGGCAAATTAACAAGCGAGTTTGTGGTAAGGGCTTGATAGTTGCGGATAGTGCCGAGCCTAGACTTATCGCTGAGCTTCAATCTCAAGGGTGCAACATTATAGCAACCGAGAAAGGAGCGGGAAGTATTACCGCTGGACTAGCACTTATGCAAGACTACGAATTAATCATAGAACCTAACTCACAAAACATTGGAAAAGAACTTAATAACTACATCTACTCCGATAAGAAGTCTGGGCTTGTGGTCGATAAATTTAACCATGCCATCGATGCCATACGTTACAACGTCTTCTATCAACTTTCAAATCCCAATAGTGGAAAGTATTTTGTTTACTAATACAAAAAACAACAAATAACGTTTATACATTATGAAGCTAGAATTAAATATTCCTACGCAACTCAAAGAAATTAAGCTATCCCAGTACCAAAAATTTCTAAAGATTGCTAAGGAAAATGAAGAAAGCGAGTTTTTGCATCAAAAGATGGTGCAGATTTTTTGTGGAATTGATTTAAAGGACGTAGCAAGTATTAAACGTAAGGACGTAAACGAAATTACTAACAATCTTGGTGCGTTATTTAATACAAATCATAAGTTTATACCACGCTTTAAATTAGGGGGAGCTGAGTTCGGATTTATTCCTAACCTAGACGATATGACTCAAGGAGAGTATGTCGATTTAGATACATATATTACCGATTGGGACGAGATGCACAAAGCTATGGCGGTGTTATTTAGACCGATTACTAATAAGATGGGGGATAGATATACGATAGAAGAGTACAAAGGTTCTCTAACTTATTCCGATGTAATGAAACACGCGCCTTTAGATGTAGTTCTTGGAGCGATGGTTTTTTTTTATCATTTAGGCAACGAATTGCTGAAAAGTACGCTGACCTATTTGGAGGAGAACCTGACGAAAATGGATATAGCGAACAAGCACAATTTGGGAAAAGATGGGGATGGTATAGCTCTATCTATGCTCTCGCTCAAGGAGATGTTAGACGATTTGATGAAATATCAAAACTTCCCCTACATCAATGCTTAACGTTCTTAACCTTTGAGAAGCAAAAGAACAATTTAGAAATGAGAATGATTAAAAATCAAAAATAATGAACGGATATTATTACGTAGTAAATACCTTAAAGGATTATCTAAAGAATACCGATTTTATTAATACGGTAACTATTGGGGATATCTTTAAAGTAGACTTGAACAAACAAACGATTTTCCCTTTGTCTCATATCATTGTAAACAATGCTCAGCTAGGCGAAAATACTACGTCTTTAAATATCTCAATCCTATTTATGGATTTGGTAGACGAGAGTAAAGAAGAGGTTACGGATGTATGGGAAGGTAACGATAATGAGCAAGACGTTTTAAACACGCAACTAGCTTTAGCTTCTCGCTTGTCTGGCGATTTAATGAGAGGTACTTTATTTGCTAATTTAGTGCAAGTAGAATCCGCTCCAAACGCTGAGCCGTTTACCGATAGATTTGAAAACAAGGTAGCTGGATGGACACTAACGTTTGACGTTATGACTCCTAACGATATGACTCTTTGCTAAATGAAATTAAAGAACGTAGACGATTTGATTAAAAAGTTTAGGAGCTACGTTATTCAACAATCACGAAGCAACCTAACTAAGGGCGGAAAGAACGTCTCTAGCAAGCTATATAATAGCATTAGTAGCGAGGTAGTAAAGGAAGATAACTATTCCTTAATTAACTTCTCTATGGAGGACTACGGAGCTTACCAAGACCAAGGAGTTAGAGGTAAGTCTAAGAGTGCAAAAGCTCCTAATAGTCCGTTTAAGTTTGGTAGCGGTAAAGGTAGAGAGGGAGGATTAACCGAAGGCATAGACAAATGGGTTAGGCTAAAAGGAATACAATTTAGGGATAAAAAGAGCGGTAAGTTTTTGAGCTATCAATCTACGGCATTCATTATTACTAGAAGTATTTACCAAACAGGAATACGACCTAGCTTATTCTTTACCAAGCCTTTTGAGGTTGCAAAGAATAGGTATTTAGGCAAGGAGTTAATTAAAGCATTTAAAGCGGATATAGACACGCTTGTTAGTTATAAATTAGAAAATAGAAAATGATAATCTACGCTAGAAGTCCTTACTTTATTGAGGTAAACGAGACAAGCCAGTTAGGCTCAAAGATTGTATTGCGTATCTGGAATAATCCTGATACAAGACCCGATGAGCCTACCTATACTTTTACTAAGTCTATTGCTTCTACTACCAATAGAAAGAACGTCTATAATATTTCACCTTACGTAAAAGAGTATATTGATGCTATTATTCCTAGCGACAATACCGACTCTATGCTTGCTATTGTAGAAGTAGAGCGTTATAAGGAGGCTACTTTAGGAACATACACGCTATTAGATACGACTACTTATTATTCAACTGGTGGTTATACAAACTACTCGGGTGGTTACAATCAATCCGGCTCTACCGATGATATTCTTGTACTAGCAAACACTAGCTTAGAGTATCGATACGAGGAGGGAATTACGGACTATCCTTACGTTAATGTTTGGGCGGATAATTCTAGCCCCGCTACGCTTACCGTATCCTACAAAGATTTAAGAGGTAGAAACGAAGTGGTAAACACTATCACTAGAGATGGAGCAAAGCTTTACAAAGTGCCTTTAAGAACGTCTTCAATAAAGTACGATAAGGGTAACACTTGTACCATTATTTGGAAACCTACCGGAGAATATATAGACAAAAGCGTTACTATTAACGTTATGCCTATTTGTGAGCCTAAGTATAATCCTATTGTATGCCAGTTTATTAATCGTTATGGAGGATGGCAATTCTTGACATTCTTTAAGGCACAAACGAATAGCATTCAAACGCAAGGCACTACGTTTAAGTTATTGCCAGATGCGGTAGATTACAACGTTAATAGAGCGGAAACAAAATCTTTCAATATAAACGGAAACCAAAGCATCCGATTAAATACGGGTTGGATTCCTGAAAATTATAATGAATTGATTCAAGACTTACTTCTTGCCGAGACGATTCTTTTAGATGGAGTGCCGGTAGAAGTAAAAACTACGGCTACCGATTTAAAGACTAGCTTACGAGATAGAAACATTAATTACGAAATTCAGTTCGATTATGCGTTCTCACTTATTAATAATGTAGTTTAATGATTAACGTACTTCTTTATATTTATGACGATATTAGTGGTGAGCCCCAAAGGGTAGAACTCTTTTCGGATGAAACTATTAGCGTTACTTCAAGCGTTCAAAATGTAAACGATATATCTAAAGTCTTTACCGATTTTAGCCAATCTTTTACTATCCCAGCGACCCCATATAACAACCGAATTTTTAAGCATTGGTATGAGAACTCGTTAGACAATGGATTTGATGCTAGAACACGAAAGAATGCGTACATAGAGCTAGACTATGCTTCATTCCGTAAGGGTAAAGTACAACTAGAGAAGGCTAGTTTTAAGAATGGACAAATAGATAACTATCAAATTACTTTCTTTGGTGCTTTGGTTTCGTTAAAAGATAGCTTTGGGGGCAAGTTCTTAAAAGATTTAAACCTAAGTGCGTACAATTTTAGCTATACCGGTACGGTAGTAAAAAACCGAGTTATCGGAGGTGCGGGTAATGACGTAATGTTTCCTTTAATATCCTCTAAAAATGTTTGGGGGTATGGTAGTGGGAGTGTTTATAACATTGCTAATAGTGCGACACCTATTTATTACTCGGATTTATTCCCAGCTATTAGAGTGAGCAAAATTTTCGATACAATAGCTTCTAGTTTGGGTGTTACTTTTCAAGGAGACTTCTTAAGTGATACTCGTTTTACAAGAGCTTTTTTATGGCTAAAGAATAGTGAGTTATTTGAACTAAAGACCGTAGCTAATAAGCTAGACTTTCAAACAAATACTTCTACTACCGGCTCTCAAGGAATATTTAACGTATTTAGCGATACGCTTAATTATGTAAAGCCTACTTTACCCGAATATCAAGCACAATCTAACATTACTATTACGTTTAGTGTGCCTAGTATTGGACAAGATGCCCAAGAGTTTTTCTTCTACGTCTATAAAGATGGGGTTGTAATTAATACGCAAAGCTATTTGACTCAAATTACTCCAATGTACTTAGAAGTACCTTTGGAAGAATCGGGAGCTTATACGTTCTATATTGCCTCTAAAGCAGCGATTTCGTTTACATCGGTGTACTACTATGAGACTGGTACACTAATTGAAGGTACTTACACTAAGGTAAGCGATTTAACGGTTACTCAAAGCACTACGCAAACTACTACTACTACGATGGACTTGGCTCAATATATGCCCGAGATGACTATCGAAGAGTTCTTTAGTGGTATTTTAAAGATGTTTAATTTAACGTGCTACTCAGATGTACCAGGTGTTTACAAAATTGAACAATTAGAGGGCTGGTATTCAAGTGGTGAGATTCGTGATATAACTGAATTTATCATTAATGACGTTATCGACATTGAAAGAAGTAAGCCATATAAGAAGGTGAACTTTAAATATCAAGAAGCCGAGTCTTTCTTAAACGTAGAGTTTATGTCTCGTTCTAAAGTGCCTTATGGGGACTTGTATTACGAGTTAGAGAACGATGGAGAAGAGTATAGCGTAGAGTTACCATTTGAAACGTTATTAGGCACTAAATTCACAGGGACTAATCTACAAGTAGCATACGCTTTAAAGCCTAGCTTTATTCCTTATATTCCTAAGCCGGTTATTCTTTACGATTTTGGCTCAACTCAAACCGTTTCATCTTATTATTTTAACGATGGAACGAGCACCGAAAGCCAAACTCAAGCTAATATATTTGGACAAGACACTTTAATTAGCTCGGTAGATTACACGTTAAACTTTGGAGCTGAGCAATCAACGTACACGGGTGCTATTGAGAATGAGTCTTTATTTAACAATTACTACGCTAATTACTTAGAGAATATCTTCGGTGTTAAGTCTAGGATAGTAAAGGTAAAAGCTATGTTACCAATTAGCCTTTTGACTAATTTAAAGGTAAACGATAGAGTAATTATTAGAGATAAGCGTTACATTATTAACCAATTTACTACCAATTTAACAAGCGGAGAAGTTCAATTTGAATTATTAACAGACTTTAGAACGATATGATAAAGCAAATATTAGACTTGCTAAATATGCTCCCTCATTATAACCAAAGCGAGGAGATAGAAATAGCTAAAGGAAGATACGAAATACCGAGTACGTTTAAAATGGCATTTGAGCAAATAAAAAGACAATGGAAAAAGTTACAGTTGAATTAGAGTTAAAGAATAATATCAAAGACCTTGAAAAAAAGGTTAGTGCCCTTGTCGAAAAATTTGGCGAGACCGAAGATGCTATAAAAGATATCGGTAAGTCTACGAAGAATGCGGAAGGCGGTATTAAGGGTCTAGTCAATGGTTTTAAAGGAATGGGTCTAGCCGTTAAAGCTCTTGGTATTGGGCTTGTAATGGAGGCATTCAATATGTTTAAAGAGGTACTATCTAAAAATCAAAAGGTAGTAGACTTAATGAATACGGCATTAGAAGCCTTGTCTATTGTATTCAATGATTTAATTAAATTAGTTTTTGATAATTTCCCTAAGATTATTGAATTC